CTGCGCCGCGCGTCGAGCCCGGTTCCAGTTCCGCTTGCATTCGCGACAAGACCTGTGGAATCCCGAGCCGTCCGGCTTGGGCCGCAGATAGGTGTTCTCCTCGTCGAAGGCGTGTCCCCGGATGCAATGGGTCCGCTCCGCCCACGCTCCTTCGCCGCTTGTTTCTCCGGCCTGGACGCGGCGTTCGAGATCGCAGGGCAGGCAATAGCGCGCACCATTGGCCCTCACCGAGAAGGGGTGGCCTTTTTGGCAGGTCTTCTTCCGGGCACTGATGGCTGCCGGGCTCGTTCCGCGCAGGGCGTTGACCCGCTGGGTCACGGCTTCGAGATGCTCGGGGTTGGAGCATTGCTTGTTCCGGCAGAGGTGGTCGATGACCAGGCCGTTCGGGATGGGCCCGTAGGCCTCTTCGTACGCGGCGCGGTGCGCGTACTTTCCGGTTCTTGTCCTAAGTCGGAAATAGCCGTTGCCATTTGGCCTCACAAGTTCTGGGTCCGGGATGATGCACGGCGTTGAAGGAGACTCGGGAATAGGAAGTCCGGCCATCACGAGACCCTTCCGTTTTGGGCGGCACGTGTGCCTCTCCAAACCGACACCGCGGAGTGTTCGGCGGTGGGCCGGCTGGAGCGGTCGAACCCGCAGTGCTCGGTCACGCCCTCGCGGGCGAGGGACTGGGCGAAGTTCCCCCAGTCCGCCCGGGGGTTGGGCGGCTCGGGGAGGTCGCACTCTTTGGCCACCTCGTAGGTGGTGAAGCGGCGGCCGGTCCGGGCCGCGGCCACGAACGCGGGCCGCACGGTGTCGACCCAGGTCGGGTAGTCGGTGGTCGGTGCGGGGAGGGTGCCGTCGAGGGTGGGCTGGAGAGCGGGCATGGGGTCCTCCTGTCGTGCTGGGTGGGTGGGCGCCCCGCCGGGGAGGTGGCGGGGCGCCTGGGTGGCGGCCGCGGCGCAAGGGGGGAAGCGCGCCGTGGGGGCCGGCCGCCGGTCAGATGGTCAGCGGACGTACTCGTCCTGCCGCTCCTGCTCGCGGCGCCGCTTGTACTCCTTCAGCTCGCCCTCGGTGGGCTTCGACGCCATCAGGTCGGCGAGGGAGGCGTCCGGGCGCATCGGGCCCTGCCCGACCTCGTCGAACGTGCCGTCGATCTGGCGGCCCCGGTACATGGCACGGCGTGCCTCGACCAGAGCGGCGGCGTCTTCGTCGGTGCGGGCGACCTCGCAGCCGGTGATGCGGACCTTGACCTGCGCGGGCTTGTCCTCGTCCTCGGCGTGCCCGGTGTAGGACTTCGAGGTGAGTTCGACGATGGCGTAGACGACGGTGCCGGGCTTCTCGAAGAGGCCGCGGCGCTGCTCGCGGGTCATCGACGCTTCGACGGTGGCCGCGGCTGCGTCGAGCTTGATCTCGGGGACGTCGGCGGGGCTGAGTTTGGGCATTACAGGGTTCCGTTCTGGTAGGCGTCGGCCGCGTCGGCGGCCTGCTGGGCGAGGGCGGCCTCGGCGCACGTCTTGTGCGCCGGGGCCCGTTTGCTGTCGCGGAGATGGGTGGGCTTGTCGCAGTACCGGCAGGGCTTGGCGGTCCACGACCAGTGCGAGCGGTCGGTCCAGTCGAGGAGCTGGCCTGCGACGGGTGGGGGCGGGGCGCGGCGGCGCCGGGAACCGGTCACGCGGCGGCCGCCAGGTCTTTCGCCTCAGCCCGCTCCCGCCGATCCGCGAGATGCGCCGGCAGCACGCACCCCTCGACAGGGCACATCCGCTTCACATCGCCATCAGGCCAGCGCCCGCGGTCGAGGTAGAACGCGAGCCGGTTCGGCGTGATGTTCCGGTTGACGCGGTAGACGACTTTCGGGCCGACCCACATGAGGTGATCGCCGTCGGCCTTGACGCTTGCCGTCCATGCCTCGTCGAGGGTGCGTCCGGGGGCGAGGGTGCGGGGGGTGCCGGTGTAGTCGTCGATGCTGATCGGGGCAGCGGTGCGGCGGATGGCGCGGCGTTCGGCTTCGCTGAGGCCGCCCCACACGCCGTACTCCTGGCCGGTGTTGAGGGCCCACTGGAGGCAGAGGTCGATGGAGGGGCAGCGGTAGCAGTAGCTCTTGGCTGTTTTGATCTCGGCGGGGTTGGAGCTGGGGAACATGGCGTCGGGGTCGGTGGTGCAGGCGGCGTCGTCGCGCCAGTCGGCGGCGCGCCGGTTGGCGGGGACGGACCCGGTGTAGTGGCTCACGCCGCCACCTCCGCCCCGAGGAGCGCGGCCACCTGCTCGCCGAGGAAGCGGGTGTATGCCGGCGGGATCGCCTGGTTCAGCTCGTCCTTCGTCATCCACCCGGCGGGGATGCCCATCGCATCCTCGGCCGCGGCGACCGTGCTGTTGCCACCGCCGGTGACGGTGACGAACGCCGTCCACTGGTCGAGCCGGCCGTAGTGGCGCTTGCGCTTGTCGTGGGTGAAGTGCAGCGGGTGCCGTCCGTGTGGACCCGGCGGATACAGCGGCACGTTCGACTCGAAGAGCCGGTGTCGGGTGACACGCAGCCTGGGGAACTGGGTGCCGCACAGGACGAGCGGGTTGTCGAGGGGCGCACCCTCGACGTTCTCGATGACGTAGGGCAGACCGGACGCTTGGACGAGGGCGCGGGTCTCGGGGATGAAGTCCTCGTACTCGCGGCCGGTGCGGTGCTTCAGGTCGGAGTGGGCCCAGCACGGCGGCGAGGCGGCGACCGCGTCGAAGTTCTCGCGGACCCAGGCGGGGTCGAGGTCGCGGAGGTCGGCCTGGATGAACGGGAACGGCTGGTGGGGCTGCGGTTCCCGGTCGACGGAGACGACGTCGAAGCCGGCGAGGTAGTAGCCGTAGCCGGCGCCGCCCGCTTTGGAGCAGATGTCGAGGAGGGTCCGGCCGTTGGGGGTGCGGGGCGGGAGCGTGAAGGTGTACTTCATCGGACGGTCACCGCCTCGCGGTCCGGCCACTGGCAGCCGGCCAGCGCGCCCGCGTTCTTCTCCGGAACCCCAGCGAGCGATTGACCCAGCCAGTCCGACGCAGCAGCCAGCGCGCCATACGCGTCGGCCATGTCGTACCGGCCCACGCCCTCCGTGTGGACGTCGTACCGATCCGCGATCGCCGAACGCACTTCGCCCTTCGAGGCGTTGCCCCGGCCCGCCGTGTACAGCTTCAGGTTCGCCGGCGGGATGACGGCATACGGCAGCTCGTTGCGGTGGCAGTAGCGGCGGACCAGGACACGGAGGCCAGCGAGGTCTTCGTGGTAGCGGGGTCCGGAGTGGCCGAAGGAGGGGCCTTCCATGACGACGAGGTCGGCGCACCGGATGAAGGAGACGATCTCGTCTTCCATGTAGGCGAGGCGCTCGTCGCCGCGGAGGGGGGTGCGGATGCGGTCGGTCCAGCCGAGGCCCGCGACGCCCGTACAGGTCAGGCTCAGGTCGAGGGCAATCACAGTGAGGGGCTGGGGTCCGGCTGCCGGGGTGGCGGCCGGTGTCTGCGGGGTGAGGTCGAAGAGGGTGGTGGTCACGGGGTCCCCTCGGTGTCGTAGTAGTCGGCGACGGCCTCGCCGTAGGCCGTGAGGTGGGCGGCGAGGTCGGCGAGGAACGCCTCCTCGTCGGCCGTGAGGTCCGGCGGGGCGAGCTCGGCCGGCATGACCGTGACCCGCGTCCGACGGGGCGGCAGGGCCCGGTAGATGACGGCGGCGAGGGTGAACAGCGCGGCCGCGCACAGCAGGTTCGCGACGTCGGCCCCGCTCATCGGGCACCGCCGTGGATGTGGCCGCACGACCGGCAGATCAGCTCGTCCGTCACCCGGGTCCGGACGTGAACCGTGTCGCGGTGCTCGAACCGGCAGCGCGTCGTCACCTCGACGAGCGCCTCCACCGGACGCAGCAACCGCGGGCGGCGGGGCACCGACGCCGGCCACAGTCGGGCGATCGCGGTGAGTCCGGCGAGGCTGACCATGAGCGCGCATGCACCGACGGCGATCTGGTCGTTCACGGCGCCACCCGCTCCCCGCGCCCGTCCAGCAGGGCCTGAAGCCCGCGGCACCGCTCCAACGCCCGCTTGAGGTCCGTCGCCGGATGCGTCGGCCGCCACGACCCGCCGTCGACCGGACGCTTCTCCTCGTCGGCCGACGGCCGCCACGCGAGGTGCGCCGCGACCCGCGCCTCCCACGCGGCCATCTCCTCAGCCGTGGCCTCGACCACGCTGGCATCGGCGAAGACCGGGCTGATCACGGTCTCGGCCGCGTCCCGGTAGGTGTTGCGGTCCTTCTCGAACCGGTCCCGCTCCGCCCGCAGCCGCTCCCTGTCCGCAGAGACCGCACCGAGCCGGGCCTCCATATCCGCGAGCCGGGCCTTGACCTGGTCGAGAGCCTGCTGGTGACGGATACGCTCGGCGGTGAGGATCTCCTCGTGCCGCTGGCGGGGGATGGATCGGCGCTTCATGCCGCACCCCCGACCGGCGCCGGAACCAGCGGCCACTCCGGGCGCACCGTCTCCGCCAGATGCTCCTTACCGGGCGTCCTCGCGAAGTACTCCCGCAGCCCCGCCGCTTGATCGGCCGCCCACTTGATCTGTGCGTGGTGCAACTCCTCCACGTCCATCGCCGCGAGCTCCGGACGCGTCGCCCCGAGCCGCCACGCCACCCGCGCCGCAGCGATCGCGTCGGCCGCCGAGTCGTGCGCGCCGTCGAGGCCCACCTGGTAGTGCTGGCACAACGCGGTCAGCGTCCGCGACCCGCGCCGGTACCGGTCGACCTGCTTGTCGATGACGAACGGGTCGATGACCGGCCAGATCATGTCGTCGACGTAGCGGTCGAGGAGCGTCTCGATCCCGTGGCGCCGGCACTCGCGGTCCAGAACAGTCAGGTCGTAGCGGGCGTTCATCGCCACGATCGGGATGCCGTACTGGAGTACCTGCCCGAGTGCGGCGGTGATCTCCTCGACGACCTCGGCGGCCGGGCGGCCCTCAGCTCGGGCCCGTTCGGTGGTGTAGCCGTGGATCTTCGCGGCCTCTTCGGGGATCTCAACACCGGGGGCGGCGACCCACGTTGCCGGGGCCGGGGGCTGGCCGCCGCCGACCTGCACGATGCAGGCCGTGACGATCCGTGCCTCCTCGGGGTTCGCCGCGGTGGTCTCCAGGTCGAACGCGGCCATGCGCTTCAGATGCCAGCTCATGTTTCTCCGTTCAGGGGTTGTGTGCTGTGCTGGGTGCCAGCCGCCCCGCATAGCCCGCGGGGCGGCCGTTGCGTGGTGCGGGCTACGTCCTGGCGCCGGGCCGTGCGGCAGCCGGCCAGGCCGGGCGCTCCGGCTTGTCCTCGACGACCTCGACCTCGTAGGCGCCGTCCTGGTCCGGGCCGGTCCCCGTGTCCGGGGACTTGTTCTCCTCGTCCTTCGCCGCGGCGATTGCCATGAGCTGCTTCGACAGGTCGTCCGTGCCGCGGGGGTGGACGGCGCCCGCGGTCTGCGCTTCCATCCACAGATCCCGCACGTCGTCCGACGTGAGCGCGCCCTCGGCCTCGGCCAGCCAGTCCCGGCCCTTAGGCGCCTCGATCGCCGCGACCGCTCGCGAAGCCGCGCCCGGGTCCAGAGCGGTCGCCGCGTTCATCGGCCCGGCCAGCGCCTGCCGAGGCGTCACCCCGCGCAGCTCAACCACGACCACGGGGAACTTCTTCGTCTTCCCCTCACGGACCACCTGCCGCGGCTCGATCCGAAGCGTCACCGGCACGAAGCCGCGGCCGTCAGTCCCGGCGAGGATCATGTCGACCATGCCGCCCCACTCCTGCGCCGCGTAGAAGGAGTGCGTCTCGGCCCGCCACATGCCCATGCCGCTGATGTCGGGGAGCATCACGTTGAAACGGGAGGTCGTGGAGCACACACGGCCCTTGGGCTGGGTGTGCCAGTCCTCGCCGAACTGCCGGGCGCACAAGCAGGACTGCCGGGTCAGGAGTTCCGTCTCCCCGTCACAGCGGCGCTGGCAGCCGCCCGCGGACCACATCTCGTTGTACTGGTTGAGCGGATCCCCGGGAGTGATCAGCGCCTCGATGCTCGGCGCCTTCGTGATGACCCGCCACTGCGAGATCGTCGAGTTCAGCGGCTGCCACTGCTCCGGCTCGCCGCCCCACAGCTCAGCCGCCTTGCGGACGTGTTCCTCCGAGTGGGAGGTCACGACCCAGTTCGCGGACCGCACCGGCCGCTTGCCGTCGGTGTAGCCGGTGCGCAGCCGGCCGTGCTCGGCCGCGCGGGCCTGGATGTTACGGAGTCGGGCGCCCACGGTCAGGCCACCTTTCGGAAGTTGCGCCACCGGGCCGGGACAGGCTGGTCCGGGGCGAGAAGAGCGGGATACGAGGACGGGGCAGCGTGGTGCCACAACGCGTTCACGAGGGCCCCACGGAACGCCTTGAAGGCGTCGCGCCCGGCGGGCATCTCGACGAGGGCGTGAGACTTGGCCCGCAGGTTGAGGACGCCGGTCCGCTGGATCTTCGGCATCGGGAGCTCGGTGTCGTCCGGGAGCAGGACCGACTCGCAGTACCGCAGCGCCGCCAGCTGCTGCGTGTTCTCCGGATAGACGGACTTCGCGGAACGGGTCGCCGACGTCTTGAAGTCGATCAGCCACAGTTCGAGGGCGCGGCCCTCACCGGTGGGCAGCCAGATCATGAGGTCCGCAGTGCCGGCGTAGCCGAGCCGACGGTGCAGGCAGGTGATCTCCGCGGCCTCGACGTGCTTGTCGACGTCGACACCCCAGAACCCGAGGAACGCCTCCAGTTGGGCGAGATAGGGGGCGACCCGCTGATCGACCGCGAACGGTGCCCCGAGGAGCCTCTGCTCGGCGGCCCGGTGGATGTCGGTGCCGAGGTCGGATGCGGTGTCGCGGATGTCGATGTGAATCTGCTTGAGCTCCTTGATGAGCTCGGCCCGGTCAGTGATGGCCCGGCGGGCGACCTCCATGCGGTGGTCGAGGATCCACTCCAGGGTGACCTTCACGGCCCACGGCATGAGCGAGTGGGACTTGTTGACGGAGATGCCGAGGACGTTGGTGACGGAGACGAGGTCGGGGCCCCCGGCGGGGTCGCTGTAGTAGCGACCCTGCGCGGTCTCTCGTGCGTGCTTGGGCTGGGTCACGGGCGGACTTCCTTGCAGATGGCGGGCGCGGTGGCGTCCCCGACGTAGCGGGCCTCGACGCGGATCCCGTCCTCCGTCAGCTCGGTCCGGGCCTCGAACGTCCCAGCCGGGGCATACGCGGACAGGAACGCCGTCTGCACGTGAGAGGCCATGGACTGGGCGCTCGTGCTCGTGTAGTCCCCGACCGTCCCCCACACGCCCGGCGTCAGCCGGAGTTCAGCGGCGACAGCCGCGTGGCTGACACGGCGGTGACGACGGCGGAACGGCGGGCGGGCTTCGGCGAGGAACGCGTCCAGCCGGGCGTCAAGCTCGCGGGTGGCGGCCTCGTCGAGCTGGAACATCGCGTGGATCGCAGCGCGGGCGCTCACTGGCCCTCACCCCCGCTGATGCGGTCCTGGCAGTCCGGGCACAGCCCGGTGATCTGCCACTCGGCCTGATAGTGGGCGGCCTCGTCCGCACTCCAGAACACGCGGGTTGAACCGTCCTCCGTGATGAGCGACTGGCCGCAGCCGATCGGCTCCCGCAAGCAGCGCTCCTCACGGACCGCGTCCGCGGGCAGGTCTCCGCCGGACAGGACGGCCAGGAAGTCGGGGATGCTCATGCCGACCTCCGGTCTTGCTGGCCGGGCAGCGGGTTCTCCGCGAGGTGTCGACGCGTGGCCCGCAACGCCGGGTGCTTGATCTCAGCCGCGCCCTTCTGGAACCGGGACGTCACCCGCTCCACCACCGTCAGCTCCGCCAGCAGCCGGCGTACATCCGGGGCCTGGACCTCGACCTGCGCCGTGTCCATCCCCGCTACGTCCTCGACCTGCTCGACCGCTGCGTCCAACTCGCCCTCCCGGGCGGCGCTTCCGACCACGGAGGCGAGCTCGTCGAGGGCGTCGATGATGTCGTCGCGGGACTGCGGGTCACCCCAGTGCTGGACCAGTTGGGTCAGCGTGTCGAAACGGATCCGGTCGGCGCGGACCACCCCGTGGAGCCGGTTGGAGCCGAGGCTGACGGACAGTTGGGGCTTCGAGGACTCGGTCATGAGGTCGCCTCCGAGGCGGGAGCAGACGTGAGGAGGAAGAGAAGAGCCGTGGCGGTGAGGACGGTGCTCACGGCGGCCGCGCGGGCGGTGGCCGGGAGGTCCCGAACCCAGCGCGGGGCGAGGTGGTCGGCGCGGGCCCACAGCAGGGCCGGCGGGAACGTCACCGCGAACAGCACGACCGCGCCGACGATGGCGGTGATGACGTCGTGACGGGACTCGTGCATCACGCACCACCCGTCCCGCAGGAGTTGCACGTGAACCCGGCAGGCGGCTGGTCTCCGCAGGACCGGCACGGCGGCTGCGGCTCGAAGAGGTCGCCCACCGGCACGTCGAACAACTCGGCCAGTGCGGCGATCTCATTCGCCGTCCACGACTTCGGGCGCCCGGTCTCCGCCGCCCGCTCGCCAGCCGACCAGCTCGCGTTCGACAGCAACTGCCCGGTGATGATGCTGAGGTGCTGCGCGGCCTCGGCCTGCGTCCAGCCACGGGCCCGGCGCAGGCGCCGGACGTTGCGGCTGATGATCTCGGCGGCAGTCACTGGACACCGCCCAACTCGGCCCCATCGGCCAAGACGTCGCGGCCGCACGCCAGGCTCGACAGCCCGCCGTAGGTGCACACCCCGCCGTCGGGCAGGTCCTCGGCCGTGACCGGGGTCATCCCGATGTAGCGGGGCCCGTGCTTGCGGCAGAGCAGCGTCTGCGGGCGTTGCGGATCCCGATAGGCGACGACGTGGGCCACGGTGTTCGGCGTGTACTCCAGATCCCGGCCCTTGGCGTAGGGGTGGTGGAGCGGGCTGTCGTGCGGGTCCTCCAACGCGGCCCGCTGCCCAGCGAGGATCTGCCGGAGCTTGGCCACCTGCGGCGCCACGTCCCCCGCAGGCCGGACCGTGACCGACTCGGCCGGGGCCTCCACGACACGAGCCCGCAGCTCAGCCACCTCGGCCCGCAGCTGCTCCAGTTCCGCCGCCACCTCCGGCGACATCAGCAACTGCGCCGACTCCAACGCCAGCGCGATACCCGCCGGCGTCCGGTCTCTCTCCTGCGCGGCCAGGATCACCCCGGCCGCCGTGTTCACGAGACGCGTGTTCATGCCGCCACCGCCGAACGCAGCGACGGAAGAATCTCCTGACCCGCAACAGCCAGCGCGTGCACCTCGACCAGCACCGCACCCCGCCGACGGGTCGCCGGCAGTCCCGTGCGCAGCGTCCACGTCCACACCGTCGGCCCGCCGGTGACGTCGACGTGACCGCCCAACTCGGCCAGCCACGGCGCCATGTCGTCGACGTCCGCGAGCATCACGTGCACGACCTCGGGCTGCGAGACCATCGTCGGCGCGGGCAGTCCGGTCCGGTCGATGAGGACCTGGACGGCGTCGCTGTTGTCCCGGGTCCGGGCGAACGCCGAGACGGCGGGCGTCTGGTGGAGGGGGAGCACCGTCGGGCCGGTACTCGGGGTCTGAGATGATGTGGCCATCAGTGGCCTCACTTTCTGAGTTGAGTGGGGTTGCCGATCGAGGACCGTCAGCCGGGCAAGGTGGGCGGTCCTTCGGCATGTGATGGGTCAGGCGGCGTCAGCCGCGGGGGCCTGCTGCCCTGCGATCCGGACCGAGCCGAACAAGGCCCGAAGGAACGCGATCTGCTCCGGGCGGAATCGAGGAGCGGCGGCTGCGTCGCGCTTGGACTCGGCGACAATCACCGGTCCGAAGTGGCGCTCTGCCTCTCCGAGGTCGAAGTGGACGCCGGCGCTCACGCGGGGACCGCGGTGAGGTGGTCGTGGTCATGGTCGGTCTCGGCCGGTGCCGGGTTGGCCCGGCCGCTGTGCTCCCAGACGACGAGGAGGTCGACTCCCAGCCGCTTGGCAATTGCCACTGCCTCGTCGTGGAGTGAGGTCTTACGCCGGCCATTTCGCAGGGCGTCGATCTTGCTGGGGTGACAGTTGGCGGCTTCGGCGAGGTCGCGGACGCTGACTTCGCGGCCGTCGCCGGTTCGCTTCATGAGCTGGACCAGGAGGTCAGGGCTCACGAGGACCATGGGGTTCTGCTGTGGACGCATGCGTTCACCTCCGTAGACGGCTTGTGCGTTTCTGTGAACAAGACCGACAGTACACAGCCGTAGACGACTTGTCTACGGAAACGCACACGACATCAAAATTGAGTCAACGCGTCCGGCAGGGATGGCGCGAGCGGGGTGTTTGCGTAGACACTCTGTGTCGGAGCGTGAACGGTTGCGTTGAATGACCTGCTATTTAGCTCAGCGATCAAGGGTCGTGCCGTAGACAACAGGCGTCACAACGAGGAGTGAAGAGGCAGAATGCACGCCATGGCTGAGCAGCGGACAGACTTCACCGACCTCTTGAAGAGCCGGCGTGCCGCCCTGGGGCGCAGCCTGCGCGACATGGAGGCACGCTCCATTCACGAACCCTCCGGGACGCAGGCCAAGTTCGGGTGGCTGTCCAAGCTGGAGACCGGCAAGCCGGTGGACACGCCGAAGCCTGAGCTACTGGAGGCCATCTCTATCGGGTACGAGTTGCCCCTGGATGTTCTGAAGGCGGCTGCGGCGCGTCAGTTCCTCAGTTTCGACCCGGACTCGTCGGTTGTGTGGAGCGACGATCTGACGACGCGGATCATCGTGGCGCATGCCGAGGAGATGAGCCCGGAGGATCGGCGCCAGCTCGCCGAGATCGCGGAAACCTTTGCCCGGAGGCGGACCCAGCGTGAGGGCAAGTCGGACGATTAGTACGACTTTTCATTACTCAGAGATTCACCCTGGTCACAGCCTGATTGGTATGACACAGTCGTGATCCGCCTGGGGGGCGCTGAGGTAAAACCTCGACCGTGTGTTCTAGCGTGCGGACGGTCGTGTGGTTGCGATCAGGGAGGCGACGCGATGGCGGATGGGGACGCGGGTACCCCGCAGGGCGACGCAGAGTCGCAGACGTCGAGCCGACACAAGACGCCACAGGCGGAGTTCCGGATGGAGTTGCGCGACAATCTCCCCGGAGACAGGGCAGTCATCGGAGTCGAGCAGGAAGGCGAGTTCATGTGGCTCGCCTCGCGGAAACACATGACGGAACAGGCGGTCGATGAGTTCATCGACCAGATCCAGCAGATCGTGCACAACGGCTGGTGGGTTCAGAACTGGCCCGGACGATAGGCGCACCACCCCCCACGCCAGCACCGCCGACAAGCCCGCAGGACTGCGACCTGCGGGCTTAATGGTGTCCCCAGTTCAACATGGGGGTGCCGAAGTGCTGCGCAGGACACATCTAAAGTGGGAGACTCGCGGCGTGACCCGCCAAGTCGAGAGCGCCATCCGCGTCGTCCGCCAAGTCATCCGCTGCTTCGTCTACGCCCGCATCAGCGAGGACCGCGAAGGCGCCCACCTCGCCACCGAACGCCAGACCGAGGACTGCCAGGACCTCGCCGAGCGCCTGTCCACCCCACAGGTCGAGTACCGGATCGTCCGCGTCTTCGAGGACAACGACCTCTCCGCCTACAGCGGCAAGCCCCGCCCCGGATACCTCGCCATGCTGGCCGCGCTCCGCAACGGCGAAGCAGACTGCGTCCTCGCCTGGCACACCGACCGCCTCCACCGTTCCCCTGCGGAACTGGAGACCTACATCGACGTCTGCGGTCCCAGCGCTATCCCCACGCGCACCGCGAAGGCCGGCGACCTCGACCTGTCCACCGCCACCGGCCGGATGATCGCCCGGCAGCTCGGCGTCCAGGCCCGCTACGAGGTGGAGCGGATGATCGAGCGGTCGCGGCGGGCCCGCGACCAGAAGGTCGAGCACGGGGAGTATGCAGGCGGGCCCCGGCCCCTCGGCTACGAAGCGGACGGCGTTACCCCGCGGACCCTGCTCTGCCCGGACTGCGAGAAGACCGGGCCCGACGGGTTCACAGTGCGCCGTCAGTGCGACGGGTGCGGCGCCGTCGACCGGTTTACCCGCAAGCTCGCCTGCCAGGGCTGTGAAGGACAGGACACTCTCCAGGTCGCTCACGTCTGCATGGACTGCGGAGTGCAGGCCGTATTCGCGGAGGGGTCGGAGGCCGCGGTCATCCGAGCGGCGGCCGAGGCGATCCTGGCCGGGGCCTCTCTGAACTCCTTGGCCCACGAGATGGTGAACGCTGGGCTCGTCACCAGCCACGGGAAGGACCAGCGTGGCCCGAACCTGCGGGCTGTCCTGCTCCGGCCGAGGAACGCCGGGCTGATGAAGCACCGGGGGGAGATCGTCGGTCGGGCGGACTGGATGCCGCTCATGGACGAGGCGACGTGGCGGAGCATGGTCGCCGTCCTTGAGGACCCGTCGCGGATTCCGTCGGCGACGAACGCCCGGAAGCATCTTGGGTCGAACATCTACCGGTGCGGGGTTTGCGGGGCGACGTTGAAGGCCTCGTCCAAGCCGAACAGTCGCGGCGGCGGGACTCGTCCGGTGTACCGGTGTCGGGTCAAAGACTGCGTCACCCGGGATCTTCCCGAGCTGGACAAGTACGTCCTCATGCGGTTGATGCACCGCTTGAAGGAGCCGGATGCCGACGGATTGCTGAGTCCGCGTGAGGAGCCCGTCGATGTCCGGGCCCTGCAAGCCGAGATGCGGGCAGCGCGCCGGCGTCTTGACGATCTGGCGGCGTCGTTCGGCGCGGGTGAGATGGACCGGCAGGAGTGGCGTGCCGCTTCGGGCCCGGCGCGGACTCGGTTCGAGAGGGCTGAGGAGAAGATGAAGGCCGCGGTGAAGAGGAACCCGGCGGCCGATCTGATCAGCGCTGAGGACCCGGTCGCGTTCTGGAACAGTCCCGAGTTCGATCTGTCGCGGCAGAGGGCGAGTGTCGACTACCTGATGGTGGTGACGGTGCATCCTGCGCGGCGGGGCAGGTTGCCGGGTGGCGGTTACTTCGATGCGTCGACGGTGCAGATCGATTGGAAGTGACCAGCGCCCCCAGCCTTGAGGGCTGGGGGCGCTGCGGGCCGGCCGCCGAACGCCTGGGGGGCAATTCGACGGCGGCCGATCGTGGGTTAACTCGCGGTTAACAAACTGTGTGGCAGATGTAATGGTGCGCGCGGGCGTAGATATATGCAACGTGCACATCGTCACTGGTCAAACGACAAGTTCCCGCCAAAGGCCTCTTGTATCCACGGTTGAAGTCTGCATCAAAAAGTACGCTCGACGATACAGACAGGCGATCATGTGCGAGACACCGTGGCCATGTGCTATCCGCCCCGCCACCCGACGACTGGGTCCTCGCCCGCCGACGGGCCATCGGGGAACAGATCCGCAGCAGCCGCCGCGCCCGAAAGGTCACCCAAGAGGCGTTAGCTGAGGCAGCCGGCCTCGACCGGCAGTCCATCAACCGGATCGAGCAGGGGCACCAGGCCGCGTACATCGACACCCTGATCCGCATCGCGCACGCTCTCGACACCCCGCTCGCCGACCTCGTGCGCTGATGGCACCCGCTCACCGGCACTCCAGCGCCAGACGATGCAGGGCGCGGCCGTCAGGGCAGTGCTCGCCATGCGAGCAGCGCGCGCACGCACCCGTATGCAGCCGATGCACCCGGGCCGCAGCCTTGCCGACGCACGGGCGACAGGCCCGGGGAAACCACCGCTCGACCCCACCGCCGGCCACCCCGATCCGCGGCCCAAGACGCATCCCTGTGCCGTCCGGGAGACGTTCGCCGCACCACGGGCAGGCCCCGCCCTCTATCTGCTCCGGCGTCAGGGTCCGCAGCTTCGGCATGGGCAGCATCTCGACCGCGCCGACAAACTCGGGATGCACGGCTACTCCCCGCCCAACTGTGCCCACAGGCCGCACTCGTCGGTCGTCACGCCGGTCGACTGTGCGAGGCCCGCCACGAGGCGCCAGCCGGGGCCGTGGCTGTGGCGTAGCCGTAACTGGACGGGGCCGGCCGCCGTGAGGCGGGTGCGGGCGCCGGCGGTGGAGATGGTCATCTCGATGGTGTCGGCGCCTGCGTGGAGGAGGGCGACGAACAGTTCGTTGGTGATCTGCGGGGCGTCCGGGTGGGGGGTGCGGCTGCTGGTCCAGGCGCGGACTGCGGAGGCCTCGTTGGGCAGTCCCTTGAATGCGCGCTGCCAGGTCTGTCCTGATTCGGACATGAGTATCCCCTGTGACCGGTGACTATCTGAGTACAGTTACCCGCTGATCTGTACACAGATTGTCGGGGGGATTGGCGCAGGTCAAGTGGGACGGGACAGTATGTGTACTCAGATTGACTGGATCACCAGGGATGGAGTAGCGCCGTGGCACAGCCCGAGTACCTGCGGATCGCCGCCGACCTGCGGCAACGCATCGCCTCCGGCGAGTACGGGCCCGGCGACCAGATCCCGCCCATCCCCGCCCTCGGCCGCGAGTACGGAGGCGTGTCCGAGACAACCATCCGCAACGCCCTCCGCCTCCTCGCCAACGAGGGACTCATCGGCGGCCGCGGCCCCAAAGGCACCCGCGTGCAGCCCCGGCCGCCCATCCACCGCATGCCAGCCGACCGCTACCGGTCCACACCCGGAGTCCGGTCCACCCCGTACACCCGGGATCAGGGGATCGGCTGGTCGGAGTACCGGCTCGACAAGCGGTTCGAGCGGGTCGAGGCAACGCCGGAGCTGGCGGCGCTCTTCGAGTGCCCGGTCGGCGAGCGGCTGTTGGCCAGGCACTTCGTTTTCCATGACAACGACCAGCCCACCCAGATGTCCACCAGCTACGTCCGGTGGTCCGACGTCGAAGGCACGCCGGTCGCCGACCCGATCAACGAACCCTGGCCGGGCGGCACGAGGGCGCAGCTCGCTTCCGTCGGTATCACCGTCACCCGCATCACCGAGTCGTTCACCTCGGCCATGCCGACCGACGAGGAGGCCGCGACGCTGCGCATAGGGCCGGGCGTTCCTGTGCTGCGGTACACGCGGCGGCACATCGCGGACACGGGGCGGATCGTCGAGGTCGCGCACCCGATCGTGCGCCGAGGCGATACGACGGTCGTCGATTTCGTCATCGACCTGACGGAGTGAGGGCCCGTAGAATCGGATCATGTCCCCCACCTCCCCGGCTGCCGGTCTGCCGCGCCCTGCCGCGGCCGTGAACCAGGACATCCGCTCCCTGTGGCGGGACCCGCGGGTCAGACTCACCGCGGAGGGCAGCGCCCGCTACGAGCGCCTCATCACGGAGTGGGCGGAGGCGGTACGGGCCGAGGTCGTAGCGGCCGCGTAGCCAGTCAGGCACCGGTGCGGTTGTACTCCTCGACCAGCGGGTGCGGCGGCTCCGGGGTAATCCCCGCCCGGTCCATCTGCCGCGTCCACCGGTCAGCACTCCACGAGAACGCGCGGAGCAGCGCCTCCAACTTCGACTGCCGCTCCCGCAGAGACCCGTTCTCCTTGTCCACCCGCTCCACCGTCGCCTGAAGGACAGCAAAGTCCTGAGCCTTCGCCGCGGGCGCCGCAGCAATCGCAGCCGCAGCCCGCGCCCCCCGATACGTCAGCCACCCCGTGACCACCACACCGATAAGAGTGAGAGCCCCACCCGCAATTCCCCAGGCACCAGTCAACTGGGTCTCCCCTCAACCACCGCAGGCCCATCGGCCTCAGGTGGAACTCTAGATGCGCACCAGATCACCCCGCAGTGCGACGTCATGTACCAGCCGAAGATCCACAGGCCGCGCGCGTACCCGGCGCCGAGCCCCGCCCACCCGTAGGCGAACGCCCACAGCGCAGGCGGGATCGACGCCGCGACAAAGCCCAGCCCGTCACGGGTGAACGGCACCCACGCCGAAGCGAACGTGACCACGCCGGCGAGGATCCAGACCCAGGCCCAGCAGTGCAGGGGTGCGAACGCGGTGAGGAGGCGGAGCCCGTCGGTGGCGGGCGGCTCGACGATCAACCCGACACCCCAGCAGATCTTCCCGATCCCCATGAAGACAAGGAACCGGCCGCGGACTCCGGGGTGTCCGCTGAAGACGCGGCGGCGCGAGGGTGGCCGCCGTGCCGCCGCGTCGTCCATCAGACGCCCTTGACCAGCGAGGCGGAGTTCTTCGTGCCGAAGGCGCGCGCGAGCATTCCCTTCAGGAGGCTGCCGCCCGCCGCGATCCCAGCCGCGGCCATCGTCTCCCAGAAGGAGGCGTGGAACATGTCGGCCGGGCCTGCGGCTATGGCCACGCCGCCCGCGGCGACGACGGCTGTGGCGAGGGTGCGCTCGGCGAGGTCTCTCGCGTAGGTGGCTGCGGTCTTCACTACGGTGTTCGCGTTGGGGAGGTTGAGGTCAGACATGATCAGGACTCCTGTCCGGTGACGTCGACGTGCACGTGAACCACCGCTTCTGCGATGGCCTTGTCGACAGCAGCGACGACCGCCGCCGTGTCGACGTTCTTGCCGAGCTGCCCCGCCAGCGCGGTGATTGCGGCGGACTGCCCGGCGAGCGTGGCGTTCGCCTTGTCGAGCCGCTTGAGGATCTCGGTGACCGAACTGGACAGCGTCCACGTCGGGTTCGTCGCAGGGGCGCCCGGGACGGTGATGATCCCGTCCTGTGTGAGCACCGCCTTCGCAACCTCGGCAGCAGTGGGCATGTCGTCCTCCTGAATCGGGCCGGCTGTAAGAGTGGCCAGCACGTCGGCCCGAACCGCAGGCATGGCCATGATCTTTCCGGCGGCGTAACCCGGATCCCACTTGTCCGACGACCACTCACCGTGCGCGATCACCGACTTCTCCGACCAGCCGTGGAAGTCCAAGATGGCTGCAGACAGCCGGCGCGCCGCCGCGTACTGGGCAGCCGTCATCTCGTGACCGCCGGAGTACTGGATCTCCACCCCGTAGAAGTGGGCGTTCCCGTCCACCCCGGTGGAGTTGCCCTTCGTCGGGTGCAGCTGCCCCGTGTAGTCCTCCGCCTGAACGTGCGCCAGGACAGCCGGATCCCCGCCGCCCGCGTGGTTCGCCCGGCCCCAGCCGACGAGATAGACCGTGCCGTCGGCGCCGATGGAGAACTGGCAGAGCGGGCCCGGCAGGTCCGCGAGCCCGTTGTAGAGGGTGCTGCCCGCATACGACTTGGCGCTCGCGTTGGAGACGTCGGCACCGGTGTGGTGCCAGATGAACCCGTTGACCGGCCCCCACGCGCCCTTGCTGTTGCGGTTATGGGTGGCCCAGCCGGGGATCTCGACGTAGGCGAGGCCCCACTTCGTCAGCTGGGTGACGACCTGTGAGGCCGTCATCGGTATGGCCATGATCAGTCTCCTTCTCAGGCGATGCGCAGCAGTGACAGCCACGAGTCCGTGTAGAGCGTCACCGCGGTCGCGTTCGACGAGAGCTGCGCCCAGTCCAGCGAAAAAGTGCCGGGGGTCGTGCTGGTGCGGAGCATCCCGTACAGCCACGTCGTCACCGGGGTACCGCCCGTGCCGAGGGTGCCGTAGCTCCTCGCGCTGGTGACGTCGTTGGTCTCGAACCTCGTCAGATAGCCGCGCGCGTCCGGGGTGTCGGTCTGGATCACGCCTCCGGCCGTAGCGCCGATGACCGGGGAGTGACCGATACCGATAGCCGCCCACTCGCCCAACGACCCTGACGGGGCGCTGAAGTCGAGGGACAAGTCGGCTGCGGTCGGCCCGTCGTACTTCACCCAGCCATGCCACCGGTACACCGCATTCGCGACCACCTCGAACTGCAAATGCGGATCCGCGCTGGTGGTCGTCACCGCGGACCGCGCCGTGTCCGACGTTTTGCGGGCGACCTGCTCCTGCGAGGAGCGCGCCAGGGCCGCGGTGATCCGCTGCCCAGCCAGGTATGTGGGATAGGCCTCAGCCATGAGTCAGCCTCCTTACAGGGCGAGGTAGGTGGGATTGGCGAGCCGGATGTCCGTGCCCGCCGCCTGCGCCTTGACGACGCCGTTGATGCTGCGGGTGACCGTGAACGTCTGCGGGTTGACCACGGCCAGATCGTCGTAGCTCACGACAGGGGACACGTTGGTGTTGCCGACTTCGAGGATCGACCGGGTCCCGACACTGGTCGCCGACGAGAGGGCGGTGTCGGACACGGTGACCTGCCACTCCGGGGTTTCCACGATGTCCGCCACCGGCCAGGCCTTCGCCCGCAGCCGCGCCCCCTGCGCCTGGAACCGGATCCGGAAGAAGGAGCCCGGGGTGTACGTGTACGACAGCACCGACGACGCGAGCACCGACTCGGCGCCGCCGATCCGCCGGATGATCGCGATGGTCAGGACGTTCGCCGTGGAGAACGCGAGACGGGCCTGGAACATGTTGTCGATGTCGACATAGCGGCAGGTGAGCCCCGCGTAAATCGGTGCGCCTGTCGCCGCAGCGCTCGTGGTGACGCTGCCGTAGAGGTCGCAGTTCGCGTACCCGAGACTGACGAAACACCGGCGGCTGACATCGACGCTCGCCAGGGTGTGTGTGCCCACTCCTGCGGCGACCGCGTAGTCGGTGACGGTGCCGCCCGACGTCGTCCACGCCTGCCCCGTGTCCGCACTGCCCCAACTGCTGGCCGCGATACGGGTGAACGTGTCGGTAATCTTCGAGGAGACCGCGGTCACCCGCATCACCTCGCCCCCGACCCGCACATCCCACGGCACCTCGGCCGCATCGGTGGTCCACAGCATGCTCGGGTCGTAGACCGGCGCCACATCCATGCTGGTGT